TAAAGTAAAGGTACTTAGCTATAGTAGTTGTTCTTCCAAATCTGGTTGTCTTTTTTATATCTTCGCTATGTATATTGTAACCTTCTTCTTTTAAATACCAAATAATACTAGCAAGTCTAGTTACACCATATTCTCTTATAGCTTCTAAACTTGTTATGTGTCCGTAGTTTTTTAAATGCCATTTAATAGCATCTTTACCTGTTTTGATTTGGTCTTTAGTGATATTAATAGTTTTCATTTTAATAGTTTTTTTGGTTCTTGATAATAAGGAACTTGTTTTGGGTTTTTATTTAAAGTATGTACCTGATAGTATGCATCATTAACAGTTTTCTTATGTGCAATTAACCACCTGTAAAAAGTTTTTATATTTAAAAAAGGTTCAAATTCACAAAAGCGAACTCCTATATGAAATGCATCTTGCACTTGATTGAAATACATTCTCCTGAATCTATTTTCTTTTTGTAAATCATCTGCTAATATTTTAGCTAATGATGCCATAGATTTTGCATCTGCCCTGTGGCCTAACTCTACAGAAGTTTTAGCAATTAAGTCTAATGTTTTTTCTGTAAGTTCTTTTAGGTTTTCTTCTTGTAATGTTTTCATAATTTATATTTACTCATATCGTTTTTAATAATGGTTCTATGTTTATATACATAATCATCTTTAGGTTCTTTAAACTTTTTACCTACCTCTAACTTTCCACTATACTTAAAATAGTTATCTAAATCAATAGTGTTTTTTTTGTATAGTTTTTCTAAGTATAGTTTTTGTTTATATTCTTTTATCATAATAAATCTTTTGCTTTTTGCCATTCACTAATTTGTGCATCTAATTTAGATGTACCTGTTTTTTTATAGGTTTGCTTTTTGTTTTCTCGCATTTCCCAAGTCCTAACTGCTGCCCTCCAATCCTTCATTTTATTTTTACCAACCATCCAACCTTTGCTTTCGTAAAAGTTTACAAAAGATATTGCATCTATTTTATTGTTACGTTCTATACAATAAAGTTCAACATCATTGACACTTGGCTTTATAAAGAGTTTATTATTTAATTTTATTTCTTTATTCTTATTAATAGAAGTTAAGTTTGTAAAGGACTTGTTGTTAAGAAACTTAACAACTTGTTCTTCATTTATTTTAAAATATTGTTTTGCAGGTACACCCTTTCTCATAGTTTGTATTATTTCATACTTTTTAAGAGTTTTAAGAGCCTTTCGCTGCTGATATGGTGTAAGGGTAGTGTCTTTCTGTATATTGGCTTCTGTATTAAAAAACCAACCATCAGTCATACCGTTATCAATAAAGTATTCTTCTTTGCTTATTAAATCAGCTAACAATATAGTTTCTTTCAAACCTATGTTTTGGGCTAATGTTTTATTGACAACCAAAAAAGCAGTACTACTCAATAAATGTTTCATACAGGTTTTATCTTTAAAAAATATCTGTAATCTTTTAATGCTTGTCTAATGATGTCTGCATTTTTAGTAAAGTCAAAGTAGTTTGTATTGAATTTACATTTGGCCTTACCACTTTCAACAATTATTACAACTTGTGGTTTTCTAACCACATTCACACCTTTAGAAATTAAATACATTCTCATCTCATCATTGTCTAGAAATGTTTTTTTAGTAGATAATATTTCCGTGTAAGCATTATAAACTTTATTAAAAACAGTTCGGTAAGCTGGAAAAGTAGAGTAATTATGTCCGTGTGATTTATAATAATGTAATACAGATGTTCTATCCCTTTCAATAACATCAGCAATAGTGGTTGGGTGTATATCATCAGCAATCCTACCTATAACTGATGCAACCATTCTAGGTATATGTATTGTTAGTTTCCTAGTTTTGTTTGCTAACGCACCTTTATGCAACCCTACTAAATTTGTAGTAAGGTCGCATATACTTTCAAATCTTTCTCTTTCTGTCATAATTAAAAAGGTAAATCTTCTTCAGGTTTAACTGTGTTTCCATTAGCTAAAGCACAAGTCCAACCATCTATATTATGATACCACTTACCATTATATTCCCTAGATGATATATTAACATTACAACTTAAATTATCACCTATTTCTATTTGTTGTATTTTATTTACATTATCCCCAAAAAAACTAATTACAACTTCTTTGTTGTATTCTGTTTTTTGTTCTAATAGTATTGATTGTTTTTTCCATTCTTTACCTGCTTTAGATACTCCTGTTTCTAAATCAAATATTTTAATTAGTTTTCCTTCTATATTCATTTTTATTATTATTTTAATTATTGTTTAAATTCTTCACTTTCATCTTCACCAAACACCCCAAGTTCATAAAAACCTGTAAGCTTCAAAACTGCCCTAGACATAGCCCTTTTTTCAGCCATCTCTAAAACATACCAAGTATTGCAATTACCATTTTTATAATCCCCTTTTAAAGCACTACCAAAAGTTTCTATTGTTTTATCCCCTTTCATAGCTACTGCTTTAACTGATGCAAAATTTGATTCTGATTTTACTACTTCATAATGTATAAAAATGTTTTCTAATGCTTGTATTTTATCAATACCACTTCTTGTAATAATAATGTAGTGTTGATGTTTAAATACATCACTAGGTTCTAAATTATACTTGTTGTATTTTTCCTTAATAAGTTCTGTTTTCATTTTTGTTTTATGTATTTTATTAAACTTTCTTTTAAATATTTGGTATCTAACCATTCTAGTAGTTCAAATGTAGGTATGCAAATTGAAAAATCTGCACCATTTTCATCTTTTCCTACTAATACTGTTTCATTATCCTTTGAATAATGTGTATGTATATCGTGTAAATTTTTATCTATCATAATTAAAATTGTTGTATTATAAAAGATTCATAATTTATAGACCAAATAAATGTTGCTTCCATTATTGCATCTTTATTTGGATAATCTTCTTTGTCATAATCTTGCCAAAATTCTTCCATATCTTCATATTCTGAATATTCGCAGCATAAAGCAATAGGGTCAAACTCTATTTCTGTTCCTGTGCTATCTTCATATTCTTCTAACATTTCCCATAATGTTTGTAAACCACTATAAGAAAAATTATTAGGTCTGTTTTTTTCAAACCAATCTCTGAATTCATAAAAGTTTACTGTTTTTTTCATAATATTAATAGTTTTTTATCATTAGCTTCATATTCTTTTAACATTTCTTCTGTTAAATTATATGAATAAGTCCCTGTTATATTGTCTATTGTATCATCAGCAGCCATTTGTCTTGATGTTCCTACCATTACTACAGAGTTCCAACCTAATTTTATATCTGAAAATTGTTTGCCTGTAAAAGAATCCCTGACTGCAGCTCCAATAGTTCCTTTAAAATATACTAAATTAGCTTTGACAATTCTATTATCATAAGTTAATAATCTTTCTTGTCTTTCTTTTTCATGCTGAATTTGTAGCTTAGCATATTCTTCATCAGTTAGTGGTGTTGGTGTATTTATATCCATTTCATTAATATTTTAGTTAATATTAAAACTGATGCAACTACTAAACAACCAAAACCTATAATTCCCAACCAAGTTTCTTTTTTAGATTCTATTGGTGTAATTGTATAATCTAGTTGTCTTTTATGTTTAAAGAAATCAAGAAGTTCGTCTACGTTTAATATTAGTTCATCTCTTGTTTCTCTATTAATTACTCTATATTGTGTTTTCATAATAAGTTTATTTAATTATTGTATAAGTATAAAAAGGTGTTTGTAGCTTACCCATTTCTAATAGTGTTTGTAATGCAGTACCCTCTTTCCAGTATCCCATCTCCTCAGTAAAATATAAAAATAACTCTACTGGTAGTGTCATTTTTATTCCACTACTGTCTTTTGGTGTTCCTATAATCTTATGATTTAAGTGCTTATACTCTTTAGCTAACCGTTTGTGTTCTTCAAGTGGCTCGTGATGAGTGATTGAAATGTTTGTTCCTTTAATTTTCATTGTTTTTGTTTTTTAATTATAGAACAAATATACAAAAAAATAACTAACTAATTAACAAATTAATTAAAAAAGTTATTAACAATTAAAGATTGAGAAATACTTAACTAATTGATTATAAAGGCATTAAGAGGTTTAGTGGTGTTTTACCACTATTTAAAATAACAGCACATCCGACTGCTGGTCTTTTTCCATATTTGGCATAAGCCATAGCATATGATTTATGGTTGATGCCACAACCTACTTGAGTTCCGAAAACTCTAAAATTCTTTCCAACATAATGTTCGGTATAGCATTGTGTATGAAGATGGCCTTGAACTGTATTCATCATATCTGCTCTGCATTTAGTTCTCGCAGTACCCCCTTCCCCATGTATATATTGAACATCATCTTTTTCGTATCGTTCTACAAATTCCCAATTAGGAACTTCCAATACTTCTTTGTATGATTTAATCCATTTACTTGGTATAGCACTTGTTTGTGCTTTCCTCATGATAATTCTATCGTGATTTCCGATAATTACTGTAGCTACAGGAAAAGCCTTATACCATCTTGATATTCGCTTTATAGCCAATTCAAGTTCATCTAAGCCACCCAAACCATTAGCATCGGTTTCATGGTAGCTGCTATAATGGTTATCTATTATATCGCCTATAAATACCACCTCTGTACAATTATATGCTTGGTATTGTTCTAAACACCAATCAAGATAAGAATCCAAGCAGAAAGGTTCGTGCAAGTCTCCTATTACTAATACATTACTTATTTCTTGCTCTCTTAGTTTCTGAAGGATTTTTATCTCGTGTGGTTTTAATCTGTATCTATTACTTCTTTCCACTATCAGCTAATCCCTGTGCACCTGTTAAACCTACTAATGCCCAAAACATTTCACTAACGTGAACTTCATCTACATCTAAACTTCTTGCTATAAAAGGTACTACTATGGCTGCTATTGTGTACCAAACTTTTTTTGATTTTAACATTGTTAAGATTAAATAATTTTTCATTTTTATTGTTTTAATTAATTACTATATGTCCATAAGACATTTTTATCCTTACTTCTATCCATATCCACGTGAACAAATCCTCTATTGAAATCTATTCCAATTCTATTGAAACCAACTTGAAATAAAGAATTTATTATTAAAAACCTATTTCTAGAACCTTTAGGTAAATATATATCGGCAGCTAATCCAAATAAATGGCTAGAATTTATACGTCCACCAACAAATAAATTATGTTCTATTGTTCTATAACCACTTAATATTTTAAATGGAACACCTGCTTTTTCTCTAGCTTCATCTAATAGATTAAGAAATACATTATCCATTTTTTGTCCACTATCTTTTAAATCAGGACTATCAAATTCAGATATTTTAAAATGCTTCAAAATTTATATATTAAATACAGCGTAAATTTTAACTCCTTTTATGTTTTTTATAAGTTCTTTGTGTGTTTTCTTTACTTCTTCTTTTTTGAAGTATTTAGGATTTTTGCTATTTAGCTTTCTTTTTTTCATTGTACTTTTTCTTTTGACTATACCATTTATCTATAGTATATAAAATAGATATTACAAGCAAAATGATTTTTAATGCTAGTTCTAAATTACTAAACGTTGTTACGCTTAGGACTGTTCCATTTACTGCGGTAACTTCTAGTGTGTCCTGAACTGTTTTTTGTATTGGCATTTGTCAAGTATGATTTTAATTTTGTTTTATTTACTTCTTTTACTTTATAATGTTTTTTCATTAATTATATGTTGTATCTAAAAAATCTCTTATAGTTATTCTTGTATCTTGCATATAGCTTTTTTCTAAATTCATTCCTTGATAATATGGATTAGTATCAGGATTAACATCACTACCACTATTTGTACTGTATTCAGGATAAAGATGGCTATTATTACACAAGTAATCTACTAATCTTTCGGCATAAAATTGAGCAGTATTACTAACTTCTGAACGTAAATCTTGTGCTTCTTCTCTAGTTAAAGGTGTTGAATTTTCTGCAGTTTTAGATACTACATTGTTATTTTGAACTTTATACCTTAAAAAAGGCAATACTTCGTAAAAAGCAAAGTGAACTAGCATATCAGCTACATAATCATCTAACAATAATTTATAATTAGCATTAGCAGGATTGCTTATTGTTCCGCCACTAATCATTCCTTGTATAGCTACGAATAAATTAGTTCCTAACTTAGTTTCTACATATTTTTTTTGTGCGATTTTCACATAAGGTAATAAAAAATCAACATCAACATTCATATTTATAGCTGTGCTGTTCTTGAGTTTATCTTCGCTTATGAAAAGTACATATCCTGCCATAGTTTTTAATTATAATATCCGTTATTTTTCATTGTTCTAGGTGCTTGTGCTACTTTTTTGTCATTTGGTTTTGGATAAAAACCTTGACTTCTAGCTTTAGCAGTTGAAATAAGTTCACCATATTTTTTTATATTTTTTTCTAAGTATGCATCTTCTAAATCCATAACGTAAATTTTTCTAATAAAACGATGGAAACATTGAGGACCCCCCTTATAAAGCCATATAGAATATGTATCACTTCCATTGATACCAAAACCTGGATTTACTGCTTTTTTATCTAAAGC